ATAATAGATTTTCTATTGTATTGGCATGTCGTCAATCAGGTAAATCAATCTCTTCAGTAGGATATTTACTTTGGTATGCGTTATTCCACCCAGAGAAAACAATTGCCGTCTTGGCTAACAAAGGCGCTACAGCGAGGGAAATGCTTGCTCGAGTTACCCTTATGCTCGAGAATTTACCATTTTTTCTGCAACCTGGATGCAAAGCCCTTAACAAAGGTAGTATTGAATTTAGCAATAACTCTCGTATCGTTGCTGCTGCTACTTCTGGCAGTTCCATTCGGGGTATGTCTGTTAACTTACTTTTTCTTGACGAGTTTGCATTCGTAGAAAATGCTGCAGAGTTCTATACCTCAACCTATCCTGTAGTATCATCTGGTAAAGATACCAAAGTAATTATTACCTCTACTGCTAACGGCATCGGTAACACCTATCACAAAATATGGGAAGGTGCTGTACAAGGTATTAACGAATATAAACCATTCCGCGTAGACTGGTGGGACGTTCCTGGAAGGGACGAGGAATGGAAGAAGCAAACAATTGCTAATACTTCCCAGCTACAGTTTGATCAGGAATTTGGAAACACGTTCTTCGGTACAGGTAATACTCTTATTGAAGGTCAAGTATTATTAGACCTAAGAGCCAAGCCACCACTAGAAATGTTTGAAGGTGGTGACTTAAAAGTATATGAGCGTCCAGTAGACGACCACGATTATATTATGTGTGTGGACGTAGCTCAAGGTAGAGGACAAGATTATTCTACGTTCAATATTATTGACGTTTCTACTAGACCATTTAAACAAGTTTGCGTTTATAGAAATAATAAAATATCGCCAATTCTATTCCCTAATATTATTCACAAATACGCTACCTTATATAATGAAGCATACGTTGTTATAGAATCTAACGATCAAGGAATGGTAACTTGCGTTGGGTTATATCAAGATCTAGAATACGAAAATATGCACGTAGAGTCGGCAGTTAAAGCTAACGCTCTTGGTATTCGTATGGATAAGAAAGTGAAGCGTATGGGCTGTTCTGCGATTAAAGATGTTATTGAATCATATAAACTAGACATCGTAGACGAAGAAACCATTATGGAAATTTCTACGTTTATCGCTAAAGGTGTTTCATTCGAGGCTTCTGACGGAAACCACGATGACTTAGTGATGAACCTAGTTATGTTCGGGTACTTTGTAAGCTCTCAACTATTTTCTGACATGACTGATGTTAATATTAAGCATATGCTATTTGAACAACGCATGAAAGAAATAGAAGATGATGTTCCTCCGTTCGGTATTATTGATGACGGTTCGGAATATATTTCTCAACAAGAACTACTCAAAGAAGATCAATATAATAAAGGTTGGCACGATTTTGCTGGAGTAGATTCATATACTAGCGAAGATTGGTGATTATATGTGGGGAATGGTTTTCTTAATTTTTGTCGGTTATATTATAGCTTGGGCTTTGTTTGAAGCCATATTCATGAATATAGACGAGTGATAGTGTAATTCTAAAAAGTTATAAATATACGTATTGAAGAATAACACACGTATTATGTAAACTTATCATTCGCAAACCGAAAAAAGGAAAGGGTTATGGCATTAACAACTCCATCTGCTTCGCCTGCTGTAACTGTAAGAGAAATTGACTTATCTGGCGTTGCGCCAAATGTTCAAACTTCTACAGGTGCATTAGTAGGTGATTTTAAATGGGGTCCAATTGGCCAACGAGTTCTCGTTTCTAATGAAAACGAACTTGTATCAGCATATGGGACTCCAAGCGAAGGCTCTGCTGTAGATTTTTTATCTGCTGCATACTTCCTAAAATATTCAAATTCTTTGTACGTTGTGCGGGCAGGAGACGATTCTGCTAAAAACTCAACAAGCTTTGAAACAACCCCAGCAACCGTAGACTCAGACGGCACAGTAGTATCTCCTGCTGCATTTGGCTCTTTAGTTAAAAACGCAGATCACTGGGATCAATTCGTTTCTACAGTCGCACCAGCTGGTTCATTCTACGCTAAGTACGCAGGCTCTTTAGGTAATAGCATTTTTGTATCATATACAAACGCAGCTGGATTCAACACTTGGAATTCTAGCCAAAGCGGTTGGTCTGACCACAAAGACAGTTTTGATGCTGCTCCTGAAGCTGACGAAATACACGTTATTGTCCGAGACAAAGACGGTAAGATTACTGGCACAGCTGGCGCTGTTCTAGAGACATACGCTTTTGTTTCTACTGTTAAAGGTTCTAAGACTGAACAAGGTTCTAATAACTACGTTTCTGACGTTGTTAATACTCAGTCTAGGTACATTTGGATGGGAGAAATGACATCAGCGAACTCAGGTTCGTATGAATTGGCAGGCGGTGAAGACGTTACTGCTCCTTCTTACGATTACTCAATCTTTAGCGATGTTGACACCGTTACTGTGGACTTTTTGATTTCTACTCAAGAAGCTACATTTAATGACTTAATTGGAATCGCACAAAAGCGTAAAGATTGTGTTGCTGTAGGTTCTCCTAGACGCGAAGACGTTATCAACAACCCAAATTTCGTTTCTGCTATAACAGATTGGGCTAACGCTTTAACTAAATCTTCTTATGCTGTAGTAGATAGTAACTATTTCAAAGTTTATGACAAGTACAACGACAAGTATGTATTCATCCCAGCTTCTTCAAGCACTGCTGGATTGATGGCTGCTACTGATGCTGTTGCCGCTCCATGGTTCTCTCCTGCTGGAGATCGCCGAGGTAACTACCTTGCTGTTACTGACGTCGCACAAAACCCTACTAAGGGCGAACGTGATTCTTTATACAAGCTAGGCATTAACCCTGTTGCGAATATTCCTGGATCTGGTGTAGTTCTTTATGGCGATAAAACTTTTATGGTTCGCCCTTCTGCATTCGACAGGATTAACGTTCGTCGGTTATTCTTAACTATCGAGCGTTCTATTGCAATTGCTGGTAAAAACGTAATGTTCGAATTCAACGATGAGTTTACTCGCGCTGAATTTGTCAATATCGTTGAGCCGCTATTGCGTGAAATTCAAGGTCGTCGTGGTATTACTGACTTCCGTGTTGTGTGTGATGATACAAACAACACTTCTGCAGTTGTAGACCGCAACGAATTCGTCGCTTCCATCTTCATCAAACCTGCTCGTTCGATCAACTACGTAACTCTAAACTTCGTAGCTGTCCGCACTGGTGTAGAGTTTGAAGAAGTTGTTGGCTTAGTATAAGGAGAATAATATGTCTTTAAGAGTCGATGATTTTAAAGCAAAATTGCGCGGAGGCGGTGCTCGCCCTAATTTGTTCCGCGCTAAAGTTAATTTTCCTGCATATGCTGGAGGCGACGTTGAATTGACTTCGTTCTTGTGTAAAGCTGCTCAATTGCCAGCTTCTACTATGAACGTTATTGAAGTTCCATTCCGAGGACGCCAGCTTAAAATTGCTGGAGACCGAACCTTCGAACCTTGGGAAATTACTATTTTGAATGATACTGATTTCACTATCCGTAACGCTATAGAGCGTTGGATGAACGGTATGAATTCACATAGCGAAAACGTAGGTTTAACCAACCCAGTAGACTATCAAGCTGACTTGATTGTTGAACAATTGGACAAAGACGGTTCTGTACTTAAAACGTATACTTTCCGTGGTTGTTTTCCTACTAATATGGCTCAGATTGATTTAAGTTACGAGCAAGTAGATACAGTAGAAGAGTTTGCGGTAACTTTCCAGATTCAATACTGGGAGTCAAATACAACTAATTAATTGTTGTATAAGTAGTAGTGGGTTGGGAGGGTTCTCCCACCCACTTTTTATTATTAAGAGGATAATATGGCAGATAATAGTATACTTCAAATGTTTGGCTTTGAGCTGAAGAAGGTACGTAAAGATGAGCAAGAAGATAAAAAAGCTCCTTCTATTGTACCAAAAGTTGACGAGGACGGTGCAGGATATGTAACGGCATCAGGCTCGCACTTTGCTCAATATATTGATCTAGAAGGTACTGCCGCCAAAGATAACGTTCAACTAATTCAAAAATATCGCGCAGTAGCAGAACACCCAGAGTGTGACGCTGCTATTGAAGATATCATAAACGAAGCAATCGTTTCATCAGAGTTAGAGACTTCTGTAAGTATTAATTTAGATCAAGTAGAAGCTCCGGATAGAATTAAAAACGCCATAACCGAAGAATTCGAAAACATCTATAGCATGTTAAACTTCGAAGAAAATGGTCACGATATATTCCGCTCTTGGTACGTTGATGGGCGTTTATACCATCATATTGTTGTTAACGAATCAAATCTAAAAGCTGGCATAAAAGATATTCGCCCAATAGATGCTACTAAAATCAGAAAAGTAAAAGAAGTAGAATATAAGAAAGATCCAAAAACTGGCGCGAAAATTGTCGGTAAGACTAACGAATTCTTTTTATACCAAGAAAAGGCTGGAATGAATCAAGGTATTAAATTGACACCTGATTCTGTTTCATACGTTACTTCTGGCCTATTAGATACTTCTAAGAAACGTGTGGTATCATATCTTCACAAAGCAATTAAGCCAGTAAACCAATTACGTATGATGGAAGATTCTCTTGTAATCTACCGTCTAGCTCGTGCTCCAGAACGTCGCATTTTCTATATTGACGTGGGTAATCTACCGAAGGGTAAGTCTGAGCAGCATATTAAAGATATTATGTCTCGTTACCGCAACAAAGTAGTTTATGACGCTAACACTGGCGAAATAAAAGACGATAAGAAACACATGTCTATGTTGGAAGATTTCTGGTTGCCTCGTCGCGAAGGTGGTCGTGGTACTGAAATCAGCACACTTCCTGGAGGAGAAAACTTAGGGCAAATTGACGATATCCTATACTTCCAGAAAAAACTTTATCGCTCGTTAAATGTTCCGTTGAACCGCCTAGAACAAGAAGCTCAATTCAGCTTAGGTCGTTCTACTGAAGTAACTCGCGACGAAGTTAAATTCCAGAAGTTTATTGATCGCTTACGTAAAAAGTTCTCTCACCTATTCTTAGGAATTCTTAAGAAGCAACTGATATTAAAAGGTGTTTGTACTGAGCAAGATTGGAACACTTGGAAATCGAATATACAATTAGACTATATACGTGATAACCATTTTAC